TACCATAGTAAGAACCTTTTATTGCTGCAGACCAAGAACATTCAAATTCTTGCATATATTCATCTTCACCCATTTGTTTTTTTGCTGCTTCTAATTCTTTAGCATCTACTACACCTGTTTCACTTGCACGATAGATTGCTCTATGCCATTCATTATCATGTTTTGCATCTTCATATAATTGCCAGAATTGATTTCTACCTTTTGGTGTACCAATAAATATTGCCCACCCTTTTCTATCGGTTAACGCAGGTCGTATCACTTCACTCCACATTCTAGGAGACATATCTGCATACTCATCCATAACGCATCCATCTAAAAATATTCCTCTCAAAGCATCTGGGTCATCTCCTGCACCATACAATCGGATACGACTACCATTAATTAAATCTACTCGTAGTTCAGATTGATTTACTTTAGTACCAGGAATATCTTTTGTATAATATAATAAATAATCCCAAGCCACAGCTTTTGCTTGTCGATAGTATGGAGCTATGTATGCAAACCTACCATCATTTCTTTCTGTTTTTATTTCTAATGCGTGTCGTAATATTTCAGTAATCGCATACACAGATTTACCCCATCTTCTGTGTGATACACAAATTTTAAATCGTTTATCATTTTTATGTAAGTCTGCTTGTTGTGGTCTGGGTGTGTAAGGAATAGTTATATGCATAGGGAACAGATTACCATTTCTTACACGACCAGTATCGAGCTGTAAGTTTAGAAGGTGGAGATGTGTCGCACTTATGTCTAGCTCTAAAACTATCTCTATTTTTTTTTATATTTTTTTTTATTCTCATATTAGGGTCGCCAAATCGTATAAGTTTTGTTTGTCCATTAGCTCTTGCAAGTACAGCAAATTTTTTACTTTTATTTGGAGTGCGTTTAGGTTTATTATAACCAGAAAATTTTTCTCCTCTATAGTCTATTGCCATTTATGTTTTCCAAGATTTTCTTGCTTTCATTTGAGATTTTTTTGTTAGTTCACCATAATGAAATAGCTTTACACTTTTACTGGTATGAGACTTGCCAGTATGAGGAGTACCATCAGACATTTTGTGCATACCTCCCTTGTGTTTTGTTCCATCCTTTAAGTAATGATTAACCCCTTTCATTACGCAGTCCTTTTTTTAGATTTTTTATTTTTGTTACCCATGACTATTCGTACTTTTTTTTTCATAGGTTTCTTGGTCATCTTCTTACTCATTTTACCATATCCGTATCCTGGCATACTATTATCCTTTCTATGTTGTTTTTTTTGTTTTTTTCTTTTTAATTTTATTTGCAATTTTCTTAAAGATACCTTTAGCTGGTGAACCTTTACTTCCTACTTTACGCATTTTCTCACCAGAACCTGCAGCTATGCGTTTTCTCTTTGCATGAATATTAGAATATAATCCTCGTCTAGCCATTAGTAATTTTCTCCTGTATTATTTCTGCATCAATCTCTTTCTTATTATCTAAATTAAAACTAACTGTTATATTATTAGGTAGTCCTTCATGCTCTACAGTTTCTCTAAAACCAGCTTTCGTCTTTGCTAAAAATATTGCCGAGATAGTATCCCCCTTCATAGCCTTCTTATACAACTGACTACCAATAGACATTACCATCTTTTCCTTACCAGCATCTAACTCATGCCTAAAATATTTTCTTAAAGTAGTAACATCACAGCTCATTAGCTTTGCAATCTGGTCCTGATTCAATCCAAACCCAACAGCTAATTCTACCTGCTTCTTATTATCCTCTGTGGGTTCAAACTTTGGTCTGCCTTTCATGTAATCTCCAATACAGTTATACACACATATAATTAATTTAATCCCTTATGTCAAAACCTTTTTTGTTTTTTACTATTTTATAAAATTAAAAGTAGGTGTTTGGGATGTGTTTGATATATGCCTTTAGATTAGCACCAGTACCACCCCACATCCGATAATTTAAAAAAAAATCTAAAAATAAAAATCTCAATGTACCTTCTATCCTGGAACAAAACAAGAACAAATATATTATAGAACAAATGTAGAACAGCTGCAAATAGAACATATAGAGAACAAATACTTTCCATATAATCGCTATACAATGCTATTAAGTATGTAATGCTTATGATTATATCTAATACAGTTAATGTTACTCTATGCTCATTATATCGCTATTAAAGTATTAGAAAGAACATAAAGAGAACAGTTCTTTTTTGTAAGAGTTTTAATCTCTTTATTTATTATAAATGCCATATACCCTATTAAAACATAACAATCCTATATAAAGAATATAGTTAATAGTTAATATATATTATATAGTATGTATTCAGTATATGATTAGTATATACTACAGTATAATAAGAATACTAGATTATTAGTATTTTATTAATAATATTAAATTACATATTATTTAATTAATTGATTAGAGTGTAATTAGTTTTTCTTATATGCTTTGTTATATAGATATTATAGATGTTGTTTTATAGTTCGCTGATTTAATCTATTATTAGTCTATTAAATCCCTATTTATACAATTATAATCATTGGCATTTATTTATATTATTTGTTTACATATAGTAAAATATATATATACTAAATGTATTATTAATTAACTATGGAGCAATTATGAAAGTATCAAATATAACTAATAGAAATAATAAGAAAGTTAAAAATCAATTTATTATTACTGACTATCATAAAAAAGGTAATATGATTGAATATTTTCAGTCTTACGATTCTATAATAGTAAAAAGAATTTATGACAATGAAGTTCAAATTAATGGCTTTGCTGGTACTGTAGTAAAAACTTATCTTGATAGTAAATACTATAATTATTCAACTACTACATCAAAATATAGAAATATCTTTTTAGAAGAAACTACAAAAGAAATTGAAAAGAAAATAAAAGACGGAATCTATATTTTAACTAACTTAAATTAATTTTTAACTATGGGGTTATTAAATGAAATATAAATTTAATAGAGTAAATAAAAGAGAATTAAATATAACATTTACTGAAGATGAATTAAGAAAATTAATCTATATAATAAATCACGCATATACAATAGAAGGAAAATATATATCTAAAATGCGTGATAAACTTTCTTTTATTAGAAAAGAATTAAACATAAATTAATTTTTAACTATGGGCTTATAATTAAGCCCATTATTAAGAATTATTTTAATTCTTATTGTACTAGTCAATTACTAGTAAATTAAATGGAGCAATACAATGAATAAAGGAATATTACTAATTCAATTAGTATCTAATGAAACATTAATAGAACCTAATTTATTAATGGATAATAAAGAATTTGTTTTACAAGCTAAAGAATTAATAAATCAAAAATTAAATTTTGATGTAATAAAAAGTAAACTTGTAAAATGGGTAAATAATAATTATTAAATGGAGTTTAAACAATGCAATCATTAACCTTAAAACAAGTAAAAGAATTATTAAAAACTTTAAATGATAAAACTTTACAAAATATGTTAAAGCAGAGAAAAAACAATAAATCAGAATTTAAACAATTAATAATTAAAGAAATATCTAATAGAGTTATTAAAGAATATAATAATTTATATAGTAAAGTAATACACTAGAATATTTAATGATGCACTTTTTAATTAAAGTGCATTGTTAAGTATTTATATACTTACTTTGTTTATTGTCACAAAGTAAAATAATGACATTAATTTAATTGGAGTAACAAAAATGGGATTACATATTTATATTTATAAAGATAATTTAGGAGATTGCACTAACAATGGTATATCTTCAAAAAAAATAAAAGGTTTAACAATAACAAATATTGATGCACCTTTTGAACCTTGTAAAGACTATCCACCAGTTAAATTAATTTTACAAAAATTTAGCCATGGCAATAGTGTAAAAATAGTTGCAGAAAAAGACATAAATAAAAATACTATGTTTGGTGGCAATTTCGCCGCGACTTCAGATAGTAGATTTTATGAAGCCATAGAAAAAATGTTAGGTCATAATTTTTATGGTGCTATACCAATTCACGACAGAATAGAATAATATTAAAAAAAAATAAAAAGGCTTGTAAAATTAAAAAAATTGCAAGTCTTTTTTTATATTTAAATATGACATTAAAATTATTTCACAAATAGTGTTTGACATTTTACTAATAGTGATTTATTAATATAAATAATGACGATTTTATTAACCTTAATCATTGGAGCTGATTATGACACAAAAAATAGAAACAACCACTTTGTTAGAAGATTTAGAAGATATTGTAACTTCGCTGCAAAGTGGAAAAATTGACGAAAAACAAACTATAGAAGTATTAAACAATATTGTTAATTATGAAAAAGAATTAGAATTTAAAAAGAATAAAAATAAAAGATATTCTACTATGGTTACTTTTAGATTCCCTTTTAATCATAATTATGACATTGAAAATGACACTCCTAAAAGCATTAACAAAGATATGTATAATGATTTTATTGGTTACATTTCAGAACAAGGTACAGAAAATATTAAAAGACAATTTTATATAGAGTATGACACTACAGAGAAAACTTTATACACAAAAAATGGAGAATAAAATGTTTAAAAAAGATATAAAAAAAATAATAGATGGACAAGCAACTTTGCAATTTAATTATGAATTATTTTTGTATGAGTTAACTACAACTATTAATGGCATTACTAAAACAGTAGAAATATTATCGCCTAGTAAAGCTATTGAAACTTTTAATAATATTAAATAGGGAGAAAAAAAATGGGTAGATTAATGCAACATATAATGCAAGAAGAAGATAAGTTTTTTTCTGATTGTATTGACATCATAAAAGAATCTGAAACTATACAAGAATTTTATGGTAGGTTCGCAGCTTTAGAAAAAGACGGAGATATAAAAAGACCTAGTAATATATCTCAAGAACAATTCCAGGAGGAAGCAGAAGAATACTTTAATGAATACTGGAGCAAGTTTATATAATGCAGATTTTATACATAGTAGCACTATCAAATATTATTTTGTGTTGCTACTTGTATCTTTTAACTTTATAGGAGCAACAAAAATGAATGAAATATTTGACAGAAAATTATTTTTGCAAGACCACGAAATACAATTATTAGAAATATCAATAGAATTAAGAAAACTTACAAATAAAATAGAGGAGCAGTTATCAAAAATAGATGTGCAGAAAAAAGAGTGTGATAAGATTATTTCAGACTTTGAAAAAGACATTGAAAAGGAGATGTTAGATGACCAAAAAAAAAATATTAAAGTTTGTAAATAATAAACAAGGCAAAATAAATATGCTTTCTCAAGTTATGAATGTAACGACAGATAAAAAGAAAACGAAGTTAATACCTTTATTGACATTAGATTATTTTAGGAGAAAAAAAGATGGAAAGTAGAAAATTTAAAAATATAGAAATAAAGTTTAGTGAAGGCAACCATAGGTATTATGTAAATGACAATGGTACTAAAATAAATCCAAGTAGTGTATCTAAAATAATAAAAGGAGATGACGGATTCGGTATAGGGGCTCTTGCAGGTCGTAAAAACTTTTTAGAAACATTAGTAGAAGAATTACCTAATACTAATTTATTAAGAGTAAATGACCTTACTGACCTACAAGAAAAGTTATTTGACATTAAAAAGATGGCAGAAAATAAATGGAAATCAGCTGCTGAATTAGGAACTGTCATTCATAATTTTATTGAAAGTTATTTAAGAGGCAATATGGCAGAGAGTGGTTATCATAAAGGACATGACGAAAGAGATAATCAAATACGATTGATGCAATATCCTTTATATGAATATCTTAATGCAAATGTTAAGAAAGTACACGCAGTAGAATATTTAGTTTATGACAATACTGTTTTACCTTATGCAGGAAAGTTTGATGCGTGGATTGACCATACAAAATATGGAGAATGTTTAGTAGATTGGAAAACAGTTACAAAAAAAAGTGTTACTAAATTATATAAAATACAACTTGTAGGATATATGTACGCACTTTGTAATGAATTAGGCAGAGAACCATTTAACAGATTAATCGTAGCAATAGATAAAGATACAAAAGAAATAAAAGAATATCTTTATGATGTAGATAGCTATGTAAAAGATTTGCAAATATGGAAAAACTATTTGCAGATACATTCTTTTCTAAATGAAAAGAAAAAGTAATGGAGCAACTTATAAATAAACATGGAGGGCTAGTAGTCAACATTTTCTCTACGCAATGTAGATTGTTGCTCCAGCTACTACCCTCCACCCAATAGGAGATTAAAATGCAGACATTAGATATAACAGTAACAAGTATGGCAGCTCCTAAAGCTGCAAATCCAGAAAAAGGTTGGTCTGGTACAAAGAATTACCAGGTTTTTTCTGAAGATGGTACAAAGTATTTAGCTAGTCCAAATATAGGTATAGGTTCAGTACAAGAAAATGACAAAATTTCTATTACGATAGGCAATCCAGATAGATTCGGTAACTTGTATATTAAAAGTTTTGAACCTGTAACTGCACCAACTGGACATAATGAAGTACCACAAGAAATAAAAAAAGCATTTCCAGATAGTAAAGTAGTATCTAGTAATGGTTATGCACAGATACAACCACAAGCACCTAGTAGTAGTATGACTATGAAAGACTTTTTAATCGTGCTACAGAGTTGTTGCAATAGAGATAGCACTATGACTGCCGACCAGAAGTTAAAGTTTATCCTAGACAACTACAAAGCAGGATTAGTAGCAACGCATAAAAGACTATCAGAAAGCAGCGATAGTTTCTAATGCCTATTACTGCAAAATCTGCAAAGGCAAAAGGCTCTAAACTAGAAAAAGAAATAGTAGATGACCTTAAAAAAGACTGTAAATGGGAAGCTAGGAAGCAACCAGGTAGTGGTATATTCAGAGACTTTCCTCACGATTGTAGTGCTACTTCTCCAACAGGTAAAAAATACATTTTTGAAGCAAAGAAACATAAAAATGGTTACAGAACTGGAGATAGGCAAAAAGGTCAAGCTGACTTTTTAGTCATACAAGCAGATAGGTCAACCAGTAAGGTATATATGGAATGGTCTATGTTTAAAGAGTTATGTTTAGAGATTTATGAATTAAAAAATGAAGTCGATAATTTAAAGGAGCAACTAAATGACAAAGAAACTGACACAAAAAGATAAAGTATTAGCACATTTAATAGAAAATAAAAAAATTAATCCTCTTGAAGCCTTGAATCTATATGGTTCATTTCGTTTAGGAGCAATTATTTTTACATTAAGAGAAGAAGGACATAATATAGAAACTAAAATGAAAAATAATGGAGTAAAAAAGAATCATTTTGCAGAATATCATTACAAAGGTGATGGTAAACAAATGGATTTAGAAGATGCTATTAAAAGTTCTTGATTTATTTTCTGGAATAGGTGGGTTTAGTTTAGGATTAGAATCTACTGGGTATTTTGAGACTGTTGCTTTTTGTGAAAAAGATGAGTTTTGCAAAAAAGTTTTACAAAAGCATTGGTCTCAGTTAAAAATATATGATGATGTAAGGAGTTTACATGACACAAAAATACAAGCAGATGTCGTTACTGGAGGTTTCCCTTGTCAGTCATTTAGTCAAGCAG